ACTAAAAAACTGTTCAGCTATATTACTAGGTATAAATGCAAATTCATCGAGAAATATAATATTATAAGACCCACCCCGAACAGCAGACGCACTAGTAGAAGCAGCAATAATTTTGGATCCATTCTCCAACTCCAAGGAACCTTTGTTCCAGTTCATCACACCTTGTTGCAACCACTCTGGTAAATGTTCGTATGCAAGTTGAAATCTTCCTAACAAGTCTCGAGCTGTCGCTGCTTTGTTAGCGAGAATAGCTACATTTACAGTTTCATTAAAAATGACGTAATGGATGAGGTATGATATAATCGTAGTTGATTTACCAGACTGTCTAGGCAGCTTACAAATAGTAAAACGATTATGATGAAAAGTCTCTATCATAGTTTTCTGAAAGGGATAAAGTGTAAAGGGTACTAACCCCTCATCAATACTGACGATGTTTACATACTTCTCTATAAAATAACCAGGATCCCGAGAGCACTTGATAAACTCCTTTACTTCAGCTTCAGTATAGGAATGAGGAACAGCTGCTGGTTTAAGATTTGGATTACCCTTATAGTTTGTTTCTGTCATACAGGTGCCCCTCTCCAATACTCTGGAGTGTCCATAGCTGTCCATTCGTGTAATAGATAACCTTCTATGTGTGTATAACCCATTTTTATTGCAGCCCTCACTCTAGAATTTCCTTTATGCACTATATACTTTTTACCTATACAATTATTCGTTTTATATAAAGCACCACCCGCACCAAATCGTAACTGTCCCTGTGGAGCTGAACATTCTAAATCATTTTCTATAAGATAAACTTCTATCGGGTGAATCATAATTCCCGTTTCTACAACATCTTCATTTATTTCTCTAGTTGGACTATAAGCTAACAACTGGATGTCATAGTATTCATTATCAGGATGTTTTTCTTTCGATGTAAGTGTGCTCTGCGTCATCTTTTAAAAGTGCCTGTAGTTCTTTAGTAGATCCAACGAACAATGCATTAGTAACATTCTTGGGTGCATGATCTGGTACCTCTTTAAGACGTTTCATTTTCTCTTGAAGATCAGCTAACTTCTCTGTTACTTCACCCACAGTCTTAATGAGTTGTCCTGCAACTTCATAAGTTCTTGGATGTTCACTCTCTTTAGCTAAATCTAGAATACCAGTAATGGCATCTTGTCCACGTTCTACTAAATTATAAAAATTTTCACGACTATACTTATAGTCCGCATCCGCATCTTCATATGTCATCGGCGGCCTGGGTATAATTGGTTTAGGATCTATGATCTCTTGTTTTATATTTTGTGTTATACCCAATGCATCATTTATTTTATTATCAAAAGTTCTCATACCCATTCACTTATAGTTTCATTAAATCCAAAATTATCATCTGTATCAGGAGCACTTGTAACGTCAGCTGCCATCTTCTGTGTACGAGTTGGAGCTGCAGCAGGTAAGTCTGGATACGTCTTAGCTTCTGCTGTAGTAACTGGTTTGGCTGTAGTAACCGGACCATAAACATATGCCTTAGCTGTAAAATTAAATGTATAGATTATTGCTCGTCGTTCTGTAAAACTTCCTGTATAAGTATCTTCATAATTAACACTATTCAAAACGATAGGAACATCTCTCACGGTTTCCATTTGTGGAACTTCTTTAATGGAAACTGTATATTCAGGTTGAAAAAATGGAAGTATCTGTTCTACAATCTGAATACCATCATCAGAATTTTTAGACATAACAAACAACTCAAAGCTTAAATTATACGCAACAGGAATATACTGAGTACTCATTTGTTTTAATTTTTCATCATCACTATTCGCCACCATTTTTTTCTTAAAAATTCTATTCAATTTTCTAGAAGGATCATAATCCAATCCAGCAATTTCAAAACCTATCCTCGGTAGAGTAATAGCTACCTTCTGATCTAAATTAGGATCAGCTTCTAATCGAATAATAAACTTTTGCTTGGGCCCATATGCCAACGGCACTTTAAGTGTTTGGATCGTAGTACCCCCACTATCCTTTCTTTCAATGTAAATATCATTGAATAAACTACCAAAGGCTACAATAGTCTTTCGTATTGATTCGTTATAAAAATATTGTCCTAACATCTATTATCTCCTATATACTATTCGTTGGCTCACCAAATGGATTGGTTTCTGAGAAATCCAATATAGCTTCTGCTTGAGTATTAATAAACTCATTGTCAGACTGAGCATCTATGGTAGCTAAACTATAAGATTCTTGTATGATGAAGAATGAATAGTATGCATCGGAATCTTCCAGCAGTACCGATGTACCGGCCTCTGTTGTTTCAGCCAAAAGATTATCACCAGTTTCAAGTATGATATCTGATGCAGTCGGTGGCCATGGCGTCGGCGAGGGATCCTGATCATATATGGTACCCCATTCTTGTCCAATCGTTTCATTAAATGCCGCTTGATTCTCAAGTGAGAATTCGTATCCAGATGCATCTGTGCTTCTTTGAGTTTCAATCGAATCAATCGCATCAATGCCAGTATCGAGTCGTTCGCTTGAGTATTCCCAACTACGACAATACAATTTATACACAGGTAGATTATTAACCTGATAAAATGGATCATCGTGATCCACGAAACTTATTTCCCACATTCTTTTAACAGTAGGAAAATATATTAAATCTCCTTCCTGAGGTCGAGTCGATGTAATTAAATTCGCATTGTCAGATACTACATCATCCCAACGTCTCCTAGATACTACAAAACTTGTTTCATTTCTAATCTCTAAACCAAAACGACTTACTAAATCTTTTTCTCCTTCATAACCCTCTTGGGTTTCCATCCACATTTCTATACCATATGCGTCATCAAATTGAGAGAGCGGATCTTCTCCTAACAATTCATCTGTATTTACTCTATCTCTAGGAAGATAATAAACATCGTGGCCATATATACCTATAGCCTCAATGACTAAATCTTCGTATAGGTACTGTTCGCTTATAGTACCTTTAGAAAAGTGGACATTCGTTGCCATTTAATTATCCAATATCAAACAGTAAAGGCTCTTCCCAAATCACCCTTCCTTCTGTTTCTAGTTGAGTTATCTCTCTGATAGCTTCGTTATAGATAGTTTCTCCATTCATTGATACACCACCCAACATGGTTACTCCCTGGAACTTAATAAGGTTCTCTCCCCATTGTCTTTTAATGAGAGCTGTAGCATATCTCTTTAAGAAAAAATCATTATAGGCTGTAGTATATTCTGCAGCATTTAATTTTCTATAACACTCTATAATGATATACTCACCCACTTCCATATCATTAGTCCACGACATATCTATATACAATCGACCCGCATGAAGATTAAAATTAATTGGTTTCTCTCCCACTAATATCATATCTAAAAGATCGAGTTGCCACATGGTCATCTGATAGTGTATAACAGAAATATCTGAAAAGTCATAAAGATCATTCAATCTTAACTGATATCGAATGTCAAACATATTCAAATTGCCTCTATCAGTAAAAGGTAATATTCTCAACACTGAAAGTATACCATCAGGCATCGGAAGGTAATCTTGACCAATTCCCCATGTTGCTGTTACATTAAGAGTTACAGCAGAGGTTTCCAAATGAGCGTAAGCTAATGCGGATGTAGTTAAAACATTTCCACTCTTTGCAGAATATGCAACTATTTCCTCAACATTAGTACCATCAGCTGCAATTTTAATCTCGCCTTGTGTGGGAAAAGTAGAAGCATCAAGCAAAGTAACACTAGTATCAGTAGCCGATACATCACTACTAAGAACAGAGGTTGACACTTCAGATGAACCTGTACCCTTTGCTGTTGCTGTTTCTTCTGCGTTAGTTTTTGATCTTTGTACATCATCTGTTGTCAACTTATGTTTAAGGTACATTCGTTGCATACCAGTCTGCATAAAAGTATTCCAATATTGTAAAGCCTCATCTACACGATCATCCAATTGATCATCATCGACGTTAATATCAATAACTGGATATCCTAATTTTCTTTTACACCAGGATTTAAATTCTGTTCTTGTTGTAGGTTCTGCCATATCTTTATCCTAAGGCGGCACTCATCGCTATTGTAAATCCTTTCGATGCCGCAGCATCTGCTGTTGTTTTCACAGCAGTAATTTGTGTTTGTGCATTACTAGACAAACTATTAATATATTGCAATTCTGTATTAGTTACTGTACCATTTGCTAATTTATTAGCATTAATTCCTGTTCCCAAATAACCATCTGCTATAGCTGTACCTTGCCATGTTCCTGTACCAACAGTACCCAATGTAGTAATCGAACTCTGCCCTGCATAAGTAGCTGAGATTTGAATATCATTAGCATTGACTGTGATACCAGTACCAGCACCAACATCTAATTCTACGGTGCCTTGAGTACCTCCACCAGTTAAACCAGCACCCGCTGTAACTCCAGAGATATCTCCAACTGGAGTTGTACCCTCGGCCGCTACAAATTTCTCTACAGCTGCATCCCATGCTAAGAATTGATGAGTAGCACTTATATTAGTAGCATCAACATCATCTAAGTTTGCCAAGTCAACTAAACCAGAACCTGGTCCAGTGGCCATCATCTTTCGTAGTATGTTACCTACTGCAAAAGTAAATTGTGGTTGTGATACTAACGGCAGATTCGCCCCTGTAAATGGCATCGACTGATCATTAGAAAATTCACCTTCAGATAATTCTACATGGTTGTTAATATAATCTACGGTCTTGTCTACTGCATCACTCTCAAGAACTTTATATGCTTGAGGTGGCATTATATCTTTATGTCGTTCTAGTATATCCGTAACATCCGTTATTACTTTTGAAGCCTCTATGTTCTTAGTTGCACTCGCCCAATCTTTAAGTACCATTGTAGCAGCTGCATTTTGTTTTTCTGCTTCTGTTGGAACAAACTTAGGTATAGAAAGCACATCACTATGATTTTGACTTCCATTAAGAGCACTAGAATAACTAAGAGGTAACGGAATAGGCTCTTCAACTACAGGGGGTTCTATTTTTTCACCGGTGCTAAGATCAATGCCTGCTACGACTTCAAACAAATCCATGAGCTCAGTTGTAGCTGCTTCTATAGCTTCAGTGCTAATGATTGGTTCTATGGTGGGTTCTTCTATAACTTCAACATTAACATTAGCTGCTTCCCCAGCATTTAATTCTTCAACAACCAACTCCTGCAAAGAAACTTCTGGTTCTTTTGGTTCTTCTTCAGAAATAGAAACTGCAAAGGTATCCTCGAACAACGTCGAGAGTTCTTGCATAGCATTTTCAACAGAACCCGTAAAGAGTTCTATCTTTTCTTCTACAGGCTCTTCTTTAACTATTTCTTCTTCTACAGATTCAATTAGTTCTTCAACAGGTTCCAGAATAACATCTTGACCGGAGGCTACTAATTCTAACTGATCTATAAAAGAAACAGTAGATTGTGTCATGGTCGTGTGACGCTGGGACTCACCGTCGCCACTCCTTGATGAATACGAGTCAAAATTGCAGTACCCGTAACCGTCTGTACTACATCATATACATGACGGCCTCGTTCCAATGCTGCAGTTTGTGTATCCGTTAATGTTAAAGTATACGCACCAGTTGCCACACCAGCTGTGACAGTAGCTGTGAAAGCTGTTGCTGTAGTTGCAGCAAAAGATTTACGAACTTGTGCGGTGAGAGTGCTCGCTGGTGTATTTAAATCTATTACTGTACCAGCATCATCTTTAGCTATAAAACCTTTTGAGAAATCTGCACCCTGATCAATTATAATATTTTCTGTTATGGCCATGCAATAAACTCCAAGTCTTTCTTTTACTATTTATAAAAGACTTGAAATCAAAAAAGAGACTCTTTGGTCTCTTTAAAGAATCATTACATTTTATTAAGATTTCGGATTGGCGTCTTTAACAGCCTTTATCGCAGTATGAAAATCAGCATAATCTGATTTGAGTGTTGCATCACCATCTATAGCGTGCCAGAGCATATCTAGTTGGTCGCCGATTGATGGGTATGCACGAGCTCTTGTTCTTGAATAAGCTGCACCATCAAACGCTGCCTGTCTTGTAGCCAATTCAGTAGTCAATGATGATTCAGTTGGTTTAGCATCAGCACTATGTATGACAAGATTTGCATACACTTTATTTTTGGCATCAGACCAACCAAACCATTGACCTGTGTGCAATGTTACTAACACATCTTCTATGTGGTCTGGTCTTCCGTTATTATCCATTAGGTATCTCCTAACTTTGTAAATGTGAAGGAGGTTTCGTTAATATTAGTATTACCCATACAGGTTGTAGCGTTATCGCCACAATCAACCTTGAATCGTACTTTATGCGTAGAAACATCAGTTACATCAAATTGGAAAATAGCCAATGCCCAACATTCCCCATACCCACTAGACGGCCTAATAAAATTACCCGCAGTGGCTGCTACAGTCCAAGTGCCATCATCAACAGTTGTGTCGATAGTAATAATGTTGTACTTTGATTCACCATTATTCTCCCACCCACCCGCTGCTTTAATCAACCAGATGCCAGTGGATGGAAAACTGAATACACCGCTAGCCTCAGTCATAGCACTTCCCAATCTCCCATAACCGTCAGTATCAACCTCCTCAAGATTAGATGTGATTATCGTTGGGTCAGATGCTGCGGCAAAGTCTGTTGTAAGTCGCCATTGGCTAGAGTCTGATAACCCCCCCGCTATTGCCGACCAAGCATTATCCCCCCTTAGAAAGGTGGTTGCCGAAGCTGTGCCTGTTGCAGCTAGTTTAGCAATAGTAACAGCATCATTTATAATCTCTGTTGTTGTTACAGCATTCGCTGCAATCTTGGCAGCTGT